TGGCTTTTGATCAACAAGATGTACTTTGGTGCATTTGCCGCGGCCTATATGAACGCGAAATTTGATGTTGGTTGTGGCCTAGCTATGAACATACATGGAAGTGATCCTACGAAATTAATTGATTATCATCGCCAAGTAGGTGAAAACTACTTTGATGGAGACGTGAAAGCGTGGGATGGAACACTCGATGCCCAAACGATCAGACAAGCGATGAGAGTCGTTAAGGACTGGTTGAGACATTTTGATGAAAATGTGGACAACGATTTGTTGAACGTGGTTGCTGGTACTCTGTTCTGGCGTATACACATTTGTGGTAACACGGTGTATATGGTCAACACTGGGATGCCTTCTGGGAGTTTTCTTACAGCGATAGTGAACACCCTCAGTTGGAGGTTGAGGATCAAGGTGTTGTGGTTGATTTTAGCGTCGAAGCACGCTCCTCTCCTTGCCAACTTGGAGAGCTTTCACCACAATGTCAGAGTGACTACATGCGGGGATGATTTATTTGGATCTACGAGCGACGCAGTCAAGTCTTGGTGGAACCCACTGAACTTGGCTGAGGAGTGCGCAGTCTACGGGATTACCTTAGTCCCACCGCAAAAAATTAAAGGAAAACAATTTGAAAATGGATATCTGGAATTAGAAGAAATTCAATTTTTGAAGTGCAACTTCAAGAAAGATTGGCGTTATCCCCAAAAGTATCATGCCTGCATGCAGCTGAATGATCCTATTGGAGAATTAACAAATTGGGTGAGATCCAGTTTCCCACCCTTGCAATTAATGCGATCGAACTTAGAAGATGCTTTGCGATTTATCTACCATCATGGACCGGAAATTTACCAAAAATTCGAACAGATAGTGACTAGAGAACTCGCTAAGATTGGCGAAGCACCGTTGAGGTTGACTTTTGACGAGATCGACTACAACTGGCTTAAAGAAAACGGATTAATATCGGATGGTGAACACTATTGAGTTAACCCGGCTTTACACTTGGCTTTCATAACGGACTGGAATTGTTTTAACGGAACAGTATGATTGATGACGAAATTCAAACCCTACTCTAAATTAGTTTTCTATTGGAGTGTGAATGTGTAATGCAAAACGAAAACAAAATAAAAAATATAAAATCAAATTAGACTATAAAAACTAGATGCTGCCGCATCGCTTTACGGTATTCTATCCTCCGCTTGAGAAGTGGGGGGTTGGATATCTAATGAAATTTTTATTTT